TTTCGGAGGTTTAGTCCCAAATCTGTCCCATGATGAAATTGGAAAGACGGGATGAAAGGCGTAACTCATTGATACTTAATGGCACGCCCTATAGGATTCGAACCTATGACCTACGGCTTAGAAGAAAGTGACATAAAGATTAACCCATTGTAATTAAAGGCCGTTCTGCATTCACAGTGACACGAATCGGCAAGTGATGACATATTAGTGACGCCTTAATGGCACCGTAGTGACGTCACCAATATGACACCATCCCTACCCATCAATCCCACCACCAGCTACCATTACTGCACACCCACCAGCGGAGCAGTTAAATGGGCAGCATCACCCTCGCCGGCCGGCAGATCTTCATTCTCAACGAAAACGACAGATACCCAGAACCTCAGCAGAACAGCCCGCCGATGTTTGCAATCCGCGAAGACGAGGAGCAGCAGCACTGGCTTTATGTTTGGCATAAAGGGCGCTGGCCGCTCGTCTCAGAAACGCCATTCGAAACGGAGGGCAAAGCCGTTGATGCGGCACTCGCATTCGACTTTGCCACACTGTACAAATAGCCGGGATCCATCCCGGCGAGTTATTCACAGATTGATACCCAGCGTCCGGTAGTAGCGGCGCAGCCATGTGGCGATAACAGCGATTTCATCTGTCGTTAAAACACGGTTGTAAACCGCCCAGTAGCCCATGTCGCACTTGCCTTTGTTTGTTGTTGCGGGGTTTGCCGGGCCGCCAAGGCAAACAGGCCGAGTTGAAATGCCCGCTACATAGCCAGCGCCAAATTCCGCCCACGGCGACGCAGTTCCTTTCGTCAGGCTATCTATCGCGATTGCTGTTGACGACTGGCGCAATACGCACAGATTGAATTGCGAGAAATCGACAAAATCAATATTTTGCGTTTTTTGTGAGGTACTTGCCGGCGTAGCCTGCGGATATATGCCAACTCCGGCAAAAAGCTTGCCTTGAGGAACTGGTTTGCCAGACGGCATGACGAACGTCGATAGGCCATGCGTAGTGAACTGCGGATAGTCCTTGTTCTGTCCGCTAAACGTTGACATAAACATCGGCTGATGTGCCGGATCTGCAAATGTGTCGGCTGAACGTCCGACCCAAATCCATGTTTGCTCAGCTTGCTGCATGAGGAACGACTGAAAATAATCCGTGCCACCGGAAAACGATACCCAGTTCGGGTGAATCTCAGGGTTTCCGATTGCAACCAAATCTGCAGCAGTGTCGCTGACCGCGTTTTTAAGTGACTGCGCCAGTGATCCGCCGAGTAAGTTATGCCCCATCAACCCCGCTTTAACCGGTGATTCAATGTAGTCGTAATCTGTCAGCGCGACGGCCTGATTCATCAACGTGAAACCCATTGCTTATTCCTTCTCTGCTGTAATTTCGAATGCGACACACCAATTTCGGCGGTCATAGGGTTTGTTTACCAGGGCGGGTATATCAGCCTCCGGGTACATTCCGCTGTTTGGTAGATAGGTATACTTCACAGGGCTGAGTCCATTGCTTGAATCGCATATCATCCCATTGCCGCCGTGAAAATTTTTATCGGCATAGCGGAAAACAAGGTTGCCGGCGGGTTCGCGCTCGAGCTTTACATGCACGCAAGAGGTTGCGGCTCTCTCAACAGAGATGATGCCGATGACGGATAGAACACCGCCAACCTCATCGAATGCCGTCAGGCCTTTGTCGGGCCATTCTTGAGTAACACTGCCAACATAAGGCGCGGCAAACTGTAACGGCACAACCGGCGTGTGCAACGCAATCACGGCATCTCTTTCATGATATACGGCTTGCAGTGGCTGCATAGGCTTCCAGTCCTGCCCCAGCACGAGCACGCGATATTTAATCTCTGACTCTTTATCACCCAGGTTTCTGGCACCATTAGAATCGAGATGTCCACTGACTTTGTTGGTGTATGGGTAGTAACCGCCAATCATGAATACATCATCGCGCTCGTTTGAAATTTCAAGCTGCGCCATGCCGATGGACAGGTGATTTTCGTCACGGGTATATGACGCACCTGTTTGAGTGATGAATATCGCTGTGTTTCGTCCATCTGGGTTCGCTGGCCGATCGCTCTGCAGGTCGTCGTAATATTTATTTTTGATGTCCTTAAATTCTTGCTTGGGGGTATTGGGGTAATCGTTCTCGCCCTGCTTATCGTTAAACGCCCCAACCTGAAATGTCTTGCCGTCAGCATCAGCTATACCCTTCACAATATTCATCGCATCAACGTTACGCTGATAGAGATTTGGTGTTGCTCCCTTACTCAGTTGCGCCGCTGTCCTCCCACCCACGCCGGAAGCTGCGGCAATGAACAATTTATCCGGATCAGCTGGTTTACTGATACCGTCAAGATAAAGGCGACGGAGCCCATTAACCGCGGACACCGCCGGAGACTCGCCATAAGCTATTGTCCCTGGCGCCAGCTGAGCGACTTCTTCATCGGTCAGAGAATTACCATCAGCATCACAGCATGTAGCGATAAGCGGCTTCAAGGCCGTTCCACCACGCGGGACAAACTCCGGTTTTGTGGGCGATTCTGGCATTATAGAATCACCCAACATTTGGTTGTCTGTCGGCTGTGTTTTGCTTAAGCTGGGAAATGACTCAGTCCCATTTGACAATGACTGCCCTGTAAACAGGAAAATAATATATTCGGCAATTAGGCGCGCGATATTGTTTCCGCGAGTCATTACGCGCTCTCGACTTTGCAGCGCAATAATCTCCATTCGCTGAATGGCATCGCTCAACCAGGTGGATGTGTCTGGCGGCTGATTACCAGACGAACCGATAACCTTCCTGCGCCCGAACTGATCCCCCATCCACAGCCGCTCGCTATCGTTCGGCTCAATGGTGATGGTGTTTGTCGCTAATCCATCTGAGTCGGTGAGACTAATTCCATTATATTTTCTCGCCAATGCAATGCGACGCCCGAAATCATCTGAAAGCCAAACATCTTGCCCATCACTTCCAATCAGCTTTAATTTCTTTGTGGTGATATTCCCATCTTGAATAAATGTGTGGGTGCGCCCTACAGCATCAGTAAATGCCACCTCCGGCCCGATCTCTGAGTTTTGCAGCTGATTAATGATTTCTTGGATTGCGGAAGAACCAACAGAATCCGCCACTTCAATCGCGACTCCTTCATTGTTTAGATAATATTTAAACCCATTCCCTGGCCCCTGGCCTACACGAAAATATTTTCCGCTTGGTGTCCCAGCAATACCCGCAATCGTGCCGTCTGGGTCTTCTGGTGTGGTGTAGTAGGTGTTGGCGTCTGCGATGTTCTGAGCATTGTCAGCAGCTTGCTTAGCCTCATCTGTATATTGCTCAATACTTTTTTGCGCGCCAGTGATCTCATCGATCCGTTCAGCTACTTGCTTTCGAACCGTAGGAAAAGGTCTTTGAAATCGATCCAATGCCTCATCATCATCACTATTCAAGAAATCATCATACGCAAGCGCATTATCGTTTAAGTCCTTCATGCTATTTGAAGGGCGGGGATTACCGGTGTTATATCTTTGAGTCATATAATTTCCTGATGTCAAGCATATAGGTTATGATATACGATTTTCCATTAACTCACCCCGAACCAATAAAATAAAATTTGACGCTAGAGACTGATGAATATAGAATGTATCCATTTTCTTTTTAAACCTGAAGCTCATAGATTTATATGTAAAACTTAATTCCTGAGCAAAATATAAAAATGGTGATCCATGTCAGCAATCAACAAAGAAATGTCTTCAGGAATTGACTTGGCGCGGTCTGTATCTTGCTTCCTTGTTGTTCTTCTTCACGTTGCGGGATACGGTTTTTACGAGAACGGTCCTAATTGGTCTTCCGCTAATTTGATAGATTCATTTACTCGAGTCTGCGTACCAGTATTCATAATGATAACAGGCGCACTTCTAATAAGAGATGAGCCATCAAAGCCAGTTAAAAAAATTGTGAGAGTTGTTGTTTGTATTCTGTTCTGGTCTGCATTTTACTCAGCAGTAGATGGTGAAAAATTCAATGGAATTATAAATTGGTTTCTATCAGTCATAGAAGCACCTAAAAAATATCATTTGTGGTACTTATATGTTTGCATAGGTTTCTACATTTCAATCCCCTTGTTAAGAAAGTTTTACATTCACTCAGCAAAAAACAGTGTATATTCCATAGTCATTTTATGGGTGATAATTTCATCTGCACCAGTGATAGAAAAAACAACAGGATTTAAGATTACTGAGTTGATAACAAAGTACCAGCTTAATTTCTTATCCTTATTGCTAGGATATTTGGTTCTAGGAAGACTAATTTACGAAAAATGCGAGAGAACGCTAAAAAATAAAATGCTAATCTTGTCATTCTTTTCATATGCGTTTTTTAGCGTGATTACAGCAATTGCTACTAACATATGGAGTAATGTTAGTCATCACCCTGATGCCCTTTTCTACTCTAATCTTTCGCCATTTGTAATAGCAGCATCCGCAGCTTTTTTTTCATTCTTATTATTAATAAATAAATCAACCCCTTGGATTCATAAATTCACTAAATTCACATCAAAACTAACCCTTGGAATTTATTGTATACACATTTTTTTCCTTGAACTATTTATTAAATTTTCCTTTGAAAACCCAACCCAGTTGAATTTAGGTGCAGCAGAAACAGTGCTAATCGCCATCTTGATATTTTCTGTTTCAATGATTTCTGTTTGGGTCTTGAATAAAATAAAGCCCCTACGTACTGTACTATGACTTAGTGAGCCCACCCTTTGGGCTCATCTGTATTCTATGCGTACTCGTACACAACAATAATTCCATCTCCACCGTCACCACCATCTGGCTGTACAGCATTGCCATCTTGATGAATTGAGCCGCCGCCACCAGATCCTACTCCGCCAGCATTCCCTGAATTACTCCACGGTTGGCTAGAACCACCAACATCAAAATGACTTGCACCACCAGCACCGCTTACACCAGATCCATTTCTGACAATCAAAGATGCGCTACCGTCACCTCCTCTTGAATTTAAAATATTCCCACCTGTGGCAAACCCACCAAATCCCGAACCTAATTGATATGCCACACCAGAATTTACTGCAGGTTGAGATGGTGAAGATCCATTTCCTCCAGATGCCTGTGCAAATGTTCCAAAGCTAGTCTGTCCACCATTTTCTCCAGCAGTTGGAGATGCCCCTCCAATGCCTCCTTTCCCCCCTTTCCCGATACTAATTGTTACAGAATTAGGGAGACTAGTTAGCCTCGTTTTGAAATATCCGCCAGCACCTCCGCCACCAGTTCCTGTATAATATCCAGTTTGGGTCTTGAATGATCCACCGGAACCACCACCACCACCAACCCCCTCAACAATGATCGATTTAGTTCCAGGTGTTGGCGTATACGTTCCAGAAGTGGTGAAAGTTTTCACATTCAATAATCGGCCAGGTGAAAGCAACTTCCTCACTGCTTCTAGCACCTGAGAATCATTCGATGGGTCCAAAGAAATTCCAGCCCCTTCGACAATATTAACCAGCTCCCTCTGAAATGTATTAAGCATTTCAGCATTAATAATTGTAGGGGGGATACCTTGAGCAACATTACCATTTGTGTATTCGCCGTTTGCATCTGCCGTATCAGTAGTGCTTCCAACTTTTCTCATAATTACTCCTGAAAATTAAATTAAATTTGATTAGAGATATCCCGAAGCCGTGTCGAACATATCAGCAAACTCTGGAGTGACGTCATAAACGCCCTCGTCATTAAATCCAAAATTGATATAGCCAAATTTAACGATCGTATGTGAAGGTGAGAGTGCATTCATTCGACACTCAAGCTGCCTATTGCCCCATGAGCGCAGCGGATCGCCGCAGTAACTCATTCCTGCGCGGGCATAAGAGATGGTTGTTTCCTCTGCCTCAACCAACCATACAAATGGCCAGTCATCGCCGTTAAGCCCGTCACCACAGACAGATAACCCCGCTCGAGCCTGGCGGTATTCTTTGATCGTGATGTTGTAACCGAGCGCTCTGGCGATACTGATAAAATAGGTGCGAGACTGGCCGCCGGTACTAATAAATTTCGATACCACGGCCGCCTGGCGTTTCGCTATCGTGTCAACCTCTCCGATAGAACAGTCATCCGGCAAGCCGAGCGTTTTTTCCCATTCCGTCAGCATGATGGTGGCGGTTTCTGGGAATGCGCCTACAAGCAACGCTATCGCATCGTTATCACTACGCTGAAAACCAGCGCCCAGCGCGCGAATGACCGCGGCCTGAACGCCTCCTGGGTCGCGTGGCCACGCTAACCCGGTCGGAATTAGCGACTGAAGGGCGCATTGATATTCTTCTGCGGTAAACTTGCTCATGTGTAGTTCACCTCACCACGAACAGGCAGCTGCCCTACCCCCAAATCGATATTTGCTGAGGGGGAAACAAGGATAAATCCGGCCGTTCCTTCAATGTCCCCGATAGCCCTATTCAGATCAGAGAGGAAAATCCTCCCATTGCCGACCGGTGTTCCACCTTCAAAAAAGACATTGTCGATAGCCGCTGCAATGGCCGCAGTAATGTCGCTGCCAACGTGCGTGATACCGTTGATCTCAAAATCCACGGTCTTGGGCACTGGCGAACATACGTAAACAAGCGCAGTGACAGGGGCGCGTGGGTAGATGTAATCAGCCACACGGCCCTGATCTCCGGTGGCCTTCTGTGCGCCCCAGTCATCAAGCTGGGAAATGCCATCAGTCCCTACCGGGAAACCGTGATTCGTTTCGTCGTTACCGTCGCACATGATGTACACCCCAACCGTACCGGCTCCCATCAGGCGCCGTTTGGGCCAGCAACGTGTAACGCCAGGCACCGCCAGCGCCCACTGCTCGTAATCGGTATCGCTACCGCCCTGGGGCGGATTTTGATAGGCCAGCAGCATACGGGCGCGGAAACTTTCCTGCGTCTCGATATCTGCTCCGCCGGTTGCGGGCTCGAGCATTACGCCGCTGGCATCAATGCCAGGTAGTGAAACATCCAGTGTCAGGGTCGTCCCGGCATCCGCATTACCTTCAATACCGCCCCCAGTAGGGTCGTCAATGATGTCGGGCAATATTGCGGTAAGCTTGCCAACACCTTTCCCGGTTGCCCCGATCGTTACGCTCTCTTCAAGCCGGTAGAGATAACCATCACCACGGCGCAACACAGCGCCTTTGTTGACGGGAGTCCCCACAGTTCCGCTAAATTCATAAGACGGTGTGGATGCCGGATTGGCCGTGTTTTGGTAAACACTTTTAAGGCCAGCCCATCCCGATAGCCATTCATCAGTGGCATTAAAAGGGGTGGACTGCAGCGCGATATAATCCAGGTACCCGTAATGTAAATGGGCCAGGCCGGCGTCGGCATCTGCCAAAACACGCATGTTGGAATAGCGCAACAGCGCACCGGTCTTTCTCAGTTCAGCCTGAAGCTGTGTGCGACTCTTCTCACGCAATTCGGTGAGTGTCGGTCGATTGAAAGGCATAGTTTATTGCTCCCAAACCCAAAAAAATCGCATGTCCGTGCGGTCACCGTTACCCGGACGCAGATAACGAATGACCATATTTAGCCGGCGTGGATACACGATCTGGGTTGCTATTGTGAACGACGACACCACACCATCAGAGATCAGCCACTGCAATGCCTCGTGGGCATAATCTTCCGCTTTTTGAGCAACTGCCTGGGTCAATTTCTGACGGCGCAACAACCAAAGGCGGGAGCCGATGTTATGATCCTCCCCCATATCCCCCCACCAACCGCGTCGGTCGTCTCCGTCTATATCATCGTCATCACGGGCGACACGGTCGGTGAACAGACTGATAATCATCGCGGTCTGCAGGTCATCGCCATTGATCAGATCGCCGTTTCCCTCACGCCACTCAGCTACTAGCCGTTCAATATCCCAGTAAGAGCTGATATCACTCATTCGACGATCTCCCCCGGTTTCTCGCTGGTCTTCTCATCGTTGCCGCTCTGGACATTTTTCACGTTATGGCTGTGATCGTTATAGGTATCGCGTAATGCTTTTAGCGTGGCGCCATTGCTGTCGCAGTTGTCGATCACGTCGCCGGTCACTTCCAAACGCGGCGTTTCAAGTCTGATTTTTTCAGTGGCCGTGACGGTAACTGTGGTCGCATTGGTCACTGTTACCGGCTTCCCTTTCGCTTCTATCTCAATGCCGTTTTCTGTGAGTTTTACAAACATTCCCCACTGGTTATAAATCAGCGTTTCGCCGCTTTTTAAACCCGATTGCCGGTATTGTTGATTGTTGCTGGCCACGATCACGGCGCTGGAACGATCACCCCCCAGATACGCCAGCACCACATCCGTACCCACCGGGAGACCGGAAGAAAATCCAAACTCCGCCATTCGCGGGGTGTCACCCCTCACCTCCAGTGGCGTCTGATACTGTAGTTTTTGAATTCCGCCGGCATCGCCGTACCCGGTGATCTTGCCCAGGCCGATCATCATGGCCACCCGGCGCCCAAGCTGCCTCAACATGCCGTCATTCATCGATTTAGCTCCTGCACCTGGCTATAGAATTGATAGGGTTGAACGGCAAATGCTTCTTTCGGCATCATGATGAGATTGGCCCGCGTGCCTCGCTCGTCACGGGTAAAGGTGACCTCCGCCAGAAGCCACTGCACGTTATTGAGCCCAAAAACAGGAATATTGATGGTGATCAGCGTATTCGGCTCCCACAGTTTTCCGGCCTTGTCTCGCCAGCTATCGATCTCCACCTGCAGGCGTCGTGAACGGCCATATCGCCGGTTCATCTCCCAGTCGATGCAGTTTTGCGCCTGACCGTGAGAGTTCATCGTGCTCTCAACGATGACAATTCGATTGCGGTAGCGCATTTTGGCGACTTCCGGATCCTGAGCGCGCGCCAGGGTAACGGCGGAATAGCCGCTATCCGGGGACAACTCCATCGCCGGCGTCATCGACATTGATACTCCGACATAATCGGAAAACCGTTCGTCCATCGATGACATGAAAGACGCCGTCTCGATATTTTCCCCTTGCGCCACGCCGCTGGCCGCCTTGGCGGTACCGACGCGGGTAAGGAAAAGACTGCCATCGGGCTTGTCGTAATACAGCAGCGCAGCCCAACGGGTGATCCGGTCGATCACTTCTTGCGAAGACTCCCCCCAGTTCAGGGTAAATTGGGGAACCGTCGTCATGTCATTCACGTCGCTGCTGACAGTGATGCCGTATGGCGCCGCCAGCTTTTGCGCTATCTGCAGGGCATTAGCCTGGCTGATCACGTTGTTCGGCCATTCAGCTGAACAATCCACCAGATCCTGGCATTTACTCCGGCCCGTAGCGCGAACTTCATGGCGCTCTTTGCCAATCACCGGATTCCAGCGATCGACATAGCCGGTCATTACCAGATCATCCCCCAGATGCACCGTGCAGCTGTCTCCGGGCAGCACCAGCTGCTTTTCATCGTTGCCGGGGTAATAGTCCATCAACGACAGGTCGAAATCCGATGGCAAGCGCTCAATGCCTCGCGTAACGCGAACAGAATCCCAGCCGGAAATTCGCTTACCTCCGGCCGTCAAAATCAGTTCATCTTTCATTTTCTCAGCGCTTTAAATTTGGTGGGCATGAATGCCGGATGGCGCGGCCCGACAGACTGAACCAGTTCATCACCCCGTGCACCGTCCTGATACATGCGGTTGGCCAGCACCAACGCCGGTAACGATGTGGGCATAACAACCTGGGTCAGTGAACTAAGAACGGCGCCTTTCTGGCTGTAGGCGTTGACCAGCGCATCGCGGGTTTGCAACAGGTTCAGATAATCGTCGTCGTCCCCGGCATCCGCCGCCATCAGCAGCACCTCATCCAGCGTGTCGCAGACTCGATTAAGCATCAAAATGGCATCGTCATAGCTTGATGGCTCATAATTGGCGGCGGTCGCTGCCAGTGCGCCGGCGGACAGTACGCAGAGCAGGATAGTGGCGCCATTGGCTACCGAATTTTCACCCGAGGTGGCGTAAAACGTGGTGTTTCGATACGAGGCCAACGTTTCCAGCATGCGGATTTTTTCTTCTACACTGCCGCTGAACGAAATGACCGCATCAATAATGGCCCTGGCATCAACGGGGAAGGCATCGACGGAGGCTACCCCCTCAAATGTGGCCGTGAGCGCCAACAATTCGGCGCGTCCTGTTACCGCTTGCGCCATTTTTTGGTTAACCAATCCGGCGTAATTGTCGGTATCTGCTGTTCGATTTACTGCACCGGTTGATCCCGAAACTCCTCCCCCTACGGTGCCTTTGTTGTATCGCCCATACCGGGCGCTACCGAAGGTCGATTTCAGGACATTACTGAGATTAGTGACCTCATTTGCGGTGCTTTTCACCATGTTTCCCCAAAACGCAGCGGTATTGCGCAACGTCTTGATGGTCTGAGTTACACTGCGGATCTCACCTTTAACCGTGGCAATAAATTTTGTGGCCGCCATCAGGCCGGTTCGTAACCAGTTTGCCTGAACCAGTGATGCCGCCTGAGTGCTGCCGGTGATCGCAAACACTTTTAGACCGGACTCAATGACCGTCAGGGTAAACTCGAAGGAACGGCCGTTATCCACACTCTCAAGTACCCGCAAACCGCCATCCGGCACACTTACGGTAAGCTCCCCAAGCGTCGGATGTATCAACGTACCCGGCCCTTCCGTCTCGCACGCAGCCACCAGCGAATCACGCTGCGTTATCACGTCAGGTGCGTCATACGCCAGGCTGTTATGGACGATGAACCCCCTGATAGTTAATTTGCGCGTACCACGCCCCAGGTCTTCAACCCAGGCGGTGTTGCGATAAGGGTATTCATGCACGGCCTGGCGCCGGCCAAATACGCCTTCGGCACTGACTACCGCAAAAGGAACGCCGCGAAATGATGCCGGGTGAATATGCTCAAACCAGTCCCAGCTCTCTCCACTCCCCAACAGGGAAGATAGTGCATCATTGATTAGAGCCATCTTTTCTCCAGAAACAAAAAACCCGCAATTAAGCGGGTTGGATAGGTGTAATCAATTCTTACCGTTAAAACAGCTTGCGGAGATCTACCCCATATACCGCCATCCACGCCTCCCGTGGCCACGATTTGACAGTACCAAACCGGGGGTCTTCGACGATGTGTGGCACGGCGTCGTTTTCTCTGCACCACTTTCGAAGCGGCTGCCATTTAAACTTTTCACCAGTTTTCTTCTCCACCGGGATAATGGCAGCGTAATTCTTTCCTTCTCCAAGACGTTCAGCAAGTTTGTTCTTCTCCCGCACAGCTACCGATGCGGTTGCCATCGCAGTGGCCTCGCGTTTCTCTCCAATCCAGCGCCGCTCCTTAATTGCACGATCGCGTTGTTCAGTAACTATGCGATTTTCTTTAACCTTTGCCAGCAGGTTTTCAAGTGCGTGCTCGTAGTCCAATGGCAAGCCAAGGGATTCGCGAGGTCTGAAGTATGAATCCTCCAGTTTTTCGAAGAATGACCATGCTTCATCGGTATCAACGATCTTGGACATACGGGCAGCGCCCTTTTCCGTCCAAAGAGTTAGGGTGCGTGCTTTGCTCGAAATTTGTGCGTTAACGTTGTTTACTCGCAAATTTCTAAGGGTGGCCCCCTCGACAGTGAAAGTGTGAACCCCCTCGATGAACCTTTCCCGGTGATTCTTCAAATTGACACGGATATTAACTTCGTCCGTACCATAACCCTTGGCCAGCGTCTCGGTGGTCACAACGCGCATGCCTTTCAACTCAATAACTGGCAAAATATCAGGATCGACAATATGCGCAGTCTTTGCTACATTTACAGCTGTTGATTGTTGCATTCAAATCTCCAATCAGTAGTGACATAAGCCGCCAGCCCTACACTGGCGGTTTTTATTTGCCCAATGTCCGGGGCAAAATCCCTAATGCTTCCGCATCATTTTCTCCGTCGCTGGTCTGCGACTTATAAAACCCGTTGGCTCAAAGCCCAAGTCTGTAGCGAGCCCACGCGCGATCGCCTTGAACGTGTCTGCTTTTCCCAGAAGCTCAACATCAGCACCAAACACATTATCTCTGATGATTACCTTCACGAAGTATCGGTGAAGAGGTGAGTTCTCCGGCGTCTGGGCTACCTCACGATCCAATATATCCAGAACCCAGCGACGGAACTCTTTAGCTACAGGAGTGCGGGCAAACATTGCAATCAGGTGCGCACCGCGAAGGGAGAAAACACGTACTTTTTTGCGGTAGTTCCCTGAGGTCACTGATTCAATGACCTGAGTCATCCCGCTGGTAAACTCATCGCTGTTTTGATTAAACAGATTGGTGATCGACTTGGCGCTTTTGTACTGTAAAGCTTTGGCAATATCAGCAGACGTCAACCAAACGCCAGTAATGCCAGATACTGGCACGATTGCATTGCCTTGGAAGTTGAGGTCTGATTTTGCTATAATATTCACGTTGGTTTCTCCCAAAGTTTCCGACAAAGAGACCCGGTTTGTGTTCCCGCACAGCCGGGTTTCGACTTTTCTTCCCTTACAAAAGACCATCATCTTTTAAACTCCGCGCCAACCTCATAATCGCTTCACTGTTAAGCGACCGCCCCTCTTCCCTAGCCACCTTCTTCAGTGCTTCTTTCAGTTGTGCGGGAAACCTGATGCCTGTTGGTGCTATGTCTCGTACCTTCTCCATTGTGTGCCATCCTTTCTTCATTGTGTAGTGACAACACAAATATTACATCGTGAGCATAGATTGTCAAACCCATAATGATTACATTGTGTAGAGATTAAAGTTCACAGGGCTCACCGATGAAAGTAAGAGACATATCTCCGTACGGGGTACGAATGCCAGCAGAACTGAAGGACAAGCTTCAGGACATGGCGAAGCGAAACGGTAGATCGTTAAATTCTGAGATTGTTAGAATTCTTGATGAGTATGTGAACTCACCAAGCATTGAAGATATTAAACCTTTGACTGAAGAAGAGATGTCTTCTCCTGAGAAGGTTCAAACATGGTTAGCGGACATCGGTAAAAAGTTAGCTGCAATTGAAAAGGTGGTAAATAAAAACTTTCCTATTGACGAGCATGAAGAAAATGAGCCCACCTAATGGTGGGCATACCTTATTGGTTTTAACAAAACACCTTATTGATACGAATATTAATTCAGCAATCTAGTTTTCAGACCTACACCATCAACATACTTTATTTCATATTGTTCATTCAATGGAGTATTAAAAATAGCCATTTTATCATTAATAATAACAAACTTATTAACTTCCAAATTGGCATTTTTATTTACAACCTCCTTTATATTTACAACGCTATAGCAGAGATCCCCATTACTTTCGTAAAAAAGTTCTGTTTTATCATTACAGTTCCTTGACTGGTCTATCATTCCTTTAAATATATATCCATAATATGACGCAACCACTATTACTGCTACCGCAACAAACCTCATTAGCGATCTGAGCACTGATGGCTCTTTCTTAAAAGAATAAAAAACAGAAAACAGGAAAAACACCGAACCTAACAAAATTGCATTCCACAAGCTCATCTCGGACCATCCATATGGCGTAATGAATAAGATCGGTATCGATGCTAACACAATGCTACTGGAAGTTCATTGAGGTTGATACCCGAGCCCCATCGTTACCAACGATAGTACGCCGCTCGCCAGTTTTACTATCAACTAGCGTTAACTCAATCTGCATCTTGCTGTCTTGCATGGTTTTATTTAACGATGTTATGGCTGACAACAAATCTTGATTTACCCCTGAGGAATCCCCCTGGCGTCCTGGCCCGCTGAAAATTCGATAGGTGTTGTCTTTTGATACCTGGGAATCGCCAGTATCTGATGATTCACCCTGAGGGTAGAACATCGGCAATCCTGGCATAATCTTTTGCAAATAGTCACGAGTTTCCCGCGGTGCTCTTGCAAGCCCTTTATCACTTACTCGATTTGGTCCCCAATTGTATGCAGCAACTGCCTTGCTCACATCCCCATCAAACCTTTTAAGCAAATCTGAAAGATACCTTGCCGCAGCATCGCTCGATTTGTGAAAATCCAGGCGTTCATCACGATTTTTGAGTCCATAATCACGCCCTGTTGCTGGCATAAATTGAAATGGTCCCTCAGCACCAGCGGAAGAAAAAAGCTTTTTCCCTCGAGACGACTCAGCGTTCCATACCCTATCCAGCAACCCCGGTGGTAGATTGTTTTTTGCTTCCAACTGGGATAAATACTGATGTTCAGGGGTATTCCCCATAGCCTGTTCAATGGGGTTAATAACATTTTGGGGCGTAGGATAAACCACTTGTTCTAAATCACTTTGTAGCTGTTTTCCTACCTTCTCAGCACGCCAAGCAGGTTTGTAATAATTGTTAAGTTTCTTGATCAGATCTTCTGACGCATAGCTGAATTTTAAATCCAACTTTTCATCCCATGAAAGCGTTTCCTTAAATTTTTCATCCCCCTGAGCCTGGCGAAGCAAGTCGGCCTGTTTCCCGCCGCTGTTAAAGGTGAGTATTGTACCGATCGTTGTGCTATCCAGCCCATGCTTCATTGCCTGAGATATCTGCTCAACATCAGCTTTCATCATATCAGATTGACCCAGCCACGCCTGCGCCTTCAGCAATACGCCATCATAGGATGCGCCGATCTGGTTCAACTGCTGTTTAAATGCCAGCGCGTTCTGCAAATCCTTGTCGCTAAAAATGAGGCCATCTCGCCGCGCCTGATCTTTGAGGCGTTGCACTTCACTGGTCGTGTTGCGCAAATAGCTGAGAAGATCAGGCGAAAGGCCCAATTTGTTGGCAAATAGCGCCTGCTGTCCAGCAGGTAGAGATTGCATGGAGCGGTTGAGATCATCAATCAGCTTGCCAACATCTGCCAGACCTTCTTTGGTCAGTCCAATCCCAATACCTTCTTGCTGAAGGAGGGCCAGAAATTCATTATTTCGCCCATGAGCCGCGTCATTTGCCCTTTCGAACAAATTACCAATCGAACTCTCTGCCGCCTCACGCTCACTACCGTTTTCGATCATGGCGCCAGTCAGTTCCTGAAAGGCGTCAGTGGTCATACTGATATTTTTTGCGATGGTGTCGATGCGGTATCCCGCGTTGGCGAAATTGGTGAGGTTGTTTTTGACGGCGTTGATAGCGACTGCGGCTCCGCCCAATCCCAGCGTTAAGCCCCCGACCATTTTCAGCGGCGGCACCAGATCGCCGATGAACTGGACGCCGCTGCGGGCATTTCTGGCTAACACATCAAACTGACTGCCCAGGCTATCTAACTTGTCTCTTGACTCCTGTCCGCCAAGAGCAAGACCATCGCGCGTTTTTTTCAACAGTGGGTTGAGGTTCTTGACCGCCTCTTCAATCCGCTGAATAGACGCAGATGCCTGATCACTTGCTGTCAGCTCAAAATCGAACGAATTCGCCATTATTTACCCGCCTTCATTTTTTCTATTCGATTGGCCTGAACGACCCAGAAGTCCAACCGGCTACGGGTCAGGGACCACGCATCCTGCGGCCCCCACCCGTAATACTTCGTCACCTCAGCAGCTAATTGCTGCCATCCGCTGAGGGATCGAAGGTCAAAAAAGACATCAGGTAGTCCTCGCACTTTTTGTAATCGGTGTAAGCCATGCCACTCAACACCTTTTCAGTTACGCCGGAATTTAACGCCAGCAGCAGCTTCATGGCCGCCATGCCATTCTTGCTGCGCTGCGTTTCATAGAACTGCTCAACCTCAGCCAGTGCGGGCTCTTTCAGTTCGATGCTCTCGTAGCGGATGTTGGCCATCTCCAGCGCTTTGCTGAGTACGATCGTTTTGGTTTTATCAAGCACTGCCATATCAATACTCCGTTACCGATCCGCCTTCCCAGCGAACATCAAACACCGCTTCTTCGCTATCAACATCCTGCGTATTCACGGACCACATGTTTTCGCCGATCACTGTTTTACCGTTTGCCAGCTCAACGACCACCGTGACGTTGGTGGAATCGTTGATTTTAGCGATCGACGTCCCGCCGCTGTCACGCGCCTGGTAGGAAATAAACGGCGCCCGCGGCTTTTCTTTGTAACCGTGCACCGTATCCATCCCGGTCAACGTGGAGCGCTCCACTTTACCGGGGCTGTATTTGAACTGGCCGGCAACCATGACCGTTACACCGTCGATGGTAACGTATGCAGTACCGGCCAGGCGGTTAGTTGTATCTCCCATAAATCCCCCTTAGGCCGCGGTCTGCGCGCGTCGCCATTGATTGAGTAGTGCGAAAATTTCCAGTTGGTCGATCAGCGTGCCCGTCCACAACACATCGATCCGTTTGGTATTGCTGCTGTTACGCTCCACCAGCAACGTCTGCGCAAATGCCGCGGCATCCTGCACATAGCCGTTATATTCCAGCGTGCGATACTGGGCGATAAGTTCCGCGCGGATCACGTTGGGCGTCACAATCGCGGAGCCTGGTGCAAAACGGGTGCCGTCGTTGGCCAGCTTCATGCGGCCGAACTTTGAAGTGATTTGCGTGCGCAGGAAACGGGTCACGAACATCAGCAGATAGAGCGTCTCAATGTTCAGGTAGCTGTCATCTGCATCGCCGAACTTGTTCTTCTGGTATGTGGTGATGGTCTTTTCAACCTGCACAGAACCATCATCAGCGACCGTAAAGGTTGAGATACCGCTGTACAGCAGATTATTGCGCTCGGTCAGCATGAAGCGGGATTCCAGCGGCGGAGCCAGTACGCCACTGATCGTCAACGTCTGCGTTGGACGGCCCGGATCGTTCCGCAGGCTCGGCGCAATCGCCCCGGTTAACGCTGCCGCCCAAAGATAAGCGGGCGTCGGTGAGCCGTTGATCCCCAGCAGCGTCTCATGCTGGTTATTGCGCGCTTCGCCGGCGGCGGACAAGGAACCATACGTGCCCGCCAGCGCGCTGAATGAATGGCCATAGAGCTGCTGCGCGTAAGACCAACGGCCGGTAGCATCTGACAGGAACTCTTTCACGGCATCCAGCGACGTGGTGTCCGTGTAGGGGTTGACGATGAAGTCAAACGCACGATCTTGCAGATTACCCAGCGCATCAGTCAGAGACGGCGCACCGGCACCGCCGGCCATTGCCGTTACCTTCAACTCCATGCCCTGCGGGGTTTCCTCACCGCCGGCAGCACCCTGATAATTGAGGCGAATATCGATGCTGTTACCGTGCGCACCTTTATTTTTCGCCGTCAGGTTCACGGTATCAGTGGCTGTTGTATCCACGACAGCAGTAACCGGCAGCTTGCTTTGACCGTTGATCGCCGCTGCAATCGCCGCTGCCACGACAACATTATCATCGGTACTGACGACCGTGAGCTGAACACGAATACCGGCAATGTAAAGCGACAAAACGCCGGTCGCAGCCGCCGCTGTCACCACCTGTAATTTACCGGCTGCCGCTGCTGTTCCGGTGGTGCCATCCGATAACGGCAGGATCCAGATTTCCGCAGAAATGTCGTTGGCAAGATACGCCGCCATCATGTTGTGCAACATGGAACCGTTGCCGCAGACGCCTGCTACCGCCGATTCAGAAGAAACTTTCTGCGGAATGCCTGGCGTTGCCGTCGCCGTTGACAGCATCTGCCCGATCAGCAGTGTGCGCTGTACCGCGGTCGCAGTATTCGCCATCGAGTTATCAAACTCGGCGTAGAAAAACGGCGCGCGCTGGTTTGAAGGGATGCGAGTAAATGGAACGGTCATTGATCACTCTCCTGGCTTTTCTTCCCCGCCACCGGCTTAGCTGATGCGTTAGGGTCGAATTTTTGTACATCGCCATCCTTCAGGCGGCGCCCCCAAAAAATATTATCGGGAACCTGTTCGCCGGATTCCGGCAAAAAGGTGCCCTTGACCGGATCGCGCACAATGCGCCCCGGTACGGGTTTCACAAACATAGGGTTACTCCAGATCGATTTTTACGAGTGGTTCAGGGGTGCCATCAGGCATGGAGATCGTGACGTCAATTCCCTCAAGCGGAGACGCGTCAATTTCATAAAACTCTTCGGGGCCCTGATAGTATTCGATATCCAGTTCCATCAGTAACTGGGCGGTATGCCCTTCGCCGTCAGCGTCCACACCAATGGTCGAACGCACCTGCAGAAACTGCTGAATTTTTCGCGTCAGTTCATAGCTATTGATGACTGCGCGTTCTACCTGCTCGCGTAGTTGCTCTAACGCTTCTTCAGCTTTTTCTGCCCCATTGTCCTCCGCCGCATCATCCAGTTCCTGCAGACGCCCGGTGATACGGACCGTGGTCACCGTGTTGAACTGGGGCACATTGCGCCCCAGCGAATTCTTCACGTCGATCGGTGTCTGCACCAGAAGAACAGGATACATATCCGCAGTGGTAGGCCAGTCTCGAGGTGAATAAACCCGATCGGCGGCATCGGTCTTATTCTTCAACGCCTCAATGACCAGCAACCGGACTCCTCTCGGGTTCATGATTTCACCTTGTTGAGAATAAGCTTCGTCCCCCCGTGGCTATCAGGTTGAACATCCGCAACGGCAAAGAGCGTATTGACCGGCACCCCACCAACGATGCCGACCAATACCCTGTCCCCCTGTTTAGGCGGCGCCCGGAACTGACTATCACGCACACCCAGCACAGGCTTGGTGGTGTTAATAGTGCTGCCATCGTCCAGCGGCTCAACCTCTTGCGTATAGGCCCGATCGAATATGCCGCTAATGGTGTAAGGCTCCGCGCCGCCGCCAGGGCGATACTCAACCGGGTCACCAAAAACGCCGTGCAATGGCGCAAGCAAATGCTGATCCCAGTTGATTCCCATTACTCCCCCGATTGCACAGATACGGCCGGCGCGCTGCGAAGCAACGCTAACTTGCGGAGCTGCTCAACATCAGCAACCACGCCCAGACCAATCAGGCGCTGCGCATCCGCTACCGGCAACATGAACGCCCGGTTTTCTGGATAGTCGCAGCCATCGTGCCGCACCGTGTTACCTTTGGTGACAACCACTGAAACCATGCCGGCCGGCAGCTTCTCACCGTCCTGAACGTCATCCGCATCTTCGGTCTCGGTCTCGGTCTCGGTCTCGGTCTCGGTCTCGGTCTCGGTCTCGGTCTCGGTCTCGGTCTCGGTCTCGGTCTCGGTCTCGGTCTCGGTCTCGGCAGAATTTTCTGACGCCTGGCTGTCTACTTTCAACTCTCCGCCGTTTTCCTGTTCACCCACCATTAACTCGGGCGGCAAGCCGCCCAGTTCGTTACTTTGAGGTTTTTTAGCCATATCACACCACCGTCGCGCAGAGTGCAGCATTTACCCGGCTTGGGATAACCAACGGAGCTGATTGCATCATCAGCAGGCGTTGCGCCGGATCTTCTTTCACCCAGGTCTTAGGGGCATAGGCCAGAGGGCCATAGTTGAAAGCAGGATCGAGGATCACGCCAAACGCACGAGTCCCCATCAGATCAGCGCCAGACATAATGACGGCACCATCAGGGATCATCGGTTTTTCGACATTGTCCAGCGGGTCAATGAACCAGTCGTTATATAGCCACAGGTCGAAGTTGCCCCAGCGGCCTTTATAAACGGCCCCTTTCTGCACCTGCGCACCGGCATTAATCTGGTTGCCGAATGGGCTCAGCGCCGGGAAGGTGATGGCGTTATCCTTGATCGTGGTATCCAGCCGGAACGCTTTCCACGCCTTGTTAGTGAAGATCAGGTCCGTCGGTACCGCGCCGGAATTTTTGAGGATCAGGGTCTGCCATTCTTCAATATCATCCGATGGCTGCGTGTTGGTCGCGCCGGCCGCCACCGTTAGCGGCCATTTATCACTGCCACTGAGTGTAATGGTCAGATCAGGCGAACGGCCAAAATCCACCACCTTGGTTTCATAACCTTCCCCGTTCACGGTCACTTTCCCTGACACCATTGCACTGCTGGCCATCCATTCAAGACGGCGGTTAATCATGTCAATCTGATCTGCCATCTCGAACTGCAGGTTCAGCATTTCACGCTCTGCCGCGGTAAATTCGCCGCCGATACGTTCGCCAATCTGCCGACGGATTGGTTTGCGCAGATCCGGCGCGCGCTTGTCTTTGATGTATGCCGGCTTGAAGGTATTGGTCTGGTATTTGCGACTCTCAACCAGTTTACCTTCCACCAGCGGCGATACGAATGGCGCCATACGACGCAGACCCACGTCCACATCAATAGCAACCTCTTCCGTCTCGTAAGTCACCACGTTCGGGAAGAAGCGATCCAGAAGCCAGTTTTGGCTGGTTTTCAGGTTAGGGACGACCTGGACCAGCACGCTGGTATCAAAAATGTTTTCCATATTCAGTCTCTTTATGATGCCGGCACCGTAGCCGGCCAGAATTCAGGACGAGTGCAACCCTGCCAAAGAACTGGCATCAGTTACGTTTCAAAAGGGTTAGATCAGGATACCGGCGACTGGATGCTATCGCGCAGGAAGATAGCTAACGGGCGGAATTGCGCTTTCAGTTCAGCAATGGTCCAGGTCGCGTCGAAGATCAGGCGATGCTGGTTAAACTCGCCCATCAGATACACACCGCCAGTTTGTGCTGTGGTTGTGGTGTCTACGTTATCGACCAAGATGGCAGACGGCTTTTCACTGCCGTCGGTGGCGTCTTTTTTGCTCGGGATATACGCGCCGGTCGCTGTGACCACGCCGAGTACCGTCCCACGTTTAAGCGCCCCTGAAACACCGATCGTGACCGAGTCAGTGACCAGCTGTAACGGGCCGGAAACCAGCTGATCAGGTACGAACAGCGAACTTTTCATGCCCGGCGCGAATTGATTTTGTCCAAACTGGTCCATTACTTGTTACCTCGTGCAGTGTCATAAAGACTGGTCATTTTGCTTACCAGCGCATTTTTACCCGTTGCAGGCTTCTCTCCGTCGGGCCCTAATCGTGCCTGCTCAGATTCACGCATCCGGGCATCCAGCGACTTTCTACCTTGTGGCTGCGGGGATACGGCGCCCATCGTCGCGAGCGTGTCGATGGCTTCACGCGCACTCATCCGGGTATTGAAAGCCAGGTGAGCGGCCATGTCCGGGCGGCCGGCGGCGTGCTTACTGCCGAAAATAGCGGCGCAACGTTTCCGCTCTGCCCGGCGACCTTTTTTCACATCGCGGTTTTCATCCTCTTCCGCGTCTTCGTCGTCTTCTTCAGCACGACGGGATTTCGCCTTTTTGCCTTTTTCCTTTTCGTCGCCATCCTCCTCGGCATCAGGGTCACGCTCTTCATTCTCTTCAGCATCAGGGTCACGCTCTTCATTTTCTTCAGAATCGCGTTCCTCTTCTTCCGCTCGCCGAGATTTCTCTTTTTCGTCTTCCTCTCCCTCAGACGCTTTTTTCTTGAGGCCGAGAAGATGGGCAAACTTTAAATAAGACATACGTTAAGCTCCTGCTTCATTGATTAATTTTCGGAATGCGGCATCAGGGGTCATCACCGCATCGGCAAGCCCCAATTTGACGCCATCAGCCGCCAGGAAACAGGCAGCCTGGGTGTTACGGATAGTTTTTTCAGTGATCCCCCGGTTACGGGCTACCGTACTGACAAAAAGCCTACCCATCGCATCTACATCATCTTGAATCGCGGCGCGGGCCTGATCGCTCAATTTGACGTAGGGGTTGCTCTCGGCCTTGCGGTCACCGTAGGTGATGATGGTGACCGCAAGGCCGTCTTCTTTAATTCGCTGTGACCAGTCACAATGAATGACGATCACCCCGACCGAACCGACACCGCCAGTACGCGGTACATGAATGCGATCTGCCGCGCTGGCGATGGCATACGCGGCGGAATACGCATTTTCGGTAAGGATGGCGTGGATCGGTTTTGAACCGCGCGCGTGATAAATCTCATCCACCAGATCGAAACAGCCGGCTACCTCACCGCCGGGAGAGTCGATATCGAGGCAGATGCCGCTTACTTCGGGGTCACTGATCGCGGTCAGGAACGACTGTCTGATCCCGTCGTAGCCCGTCATACCGCTGTAGGGTCGCAGACTGCCCAACTTCTGAACCAATGTCCCCTGCACGGGGATCACCGCGATACCGCCAACCACGTCATAGCCGGCGTCCTGTTTACGTGCTTTTCGGGTAAAACTTTCATCATCCCCCAGCCAGTCAGATGCCAGCGTGTTGATGCGGGTTATCCCGAACCGGTCCATCATCGCGGCCATGACCACTTCGGCCTTTTGCGGGTGCAGCGCCAGCGGTGTGTTAAACAGTCGCTGCGCCAGGTGCGGTAAATTCACTCTGCCTCCGGATCTTTAATTGTTTCAGGTGCCAGGATTTCAGCCTGAGCCCAGCTCGGAACCGGTAGCCCCCGCTCTTTGAAGGCGGCAATCTCGCGCGCACGCTGATCCAGCATTTCTTCCCAGTCCTCGCCGGCGTTTTCCGCCGATTCCATTTCCAGCGTTGAAAGCCCGGCATCCATACCCAGAATGGCGCCTTTCTTCTCCGCCACCGGGTCCACCCAGCCACGACCAGGCCCCATCCAGCGAGCACGGCAATACGCCGCCCTGGCGTCCAGAAAGTGCGGTGCACCACTGGGCAGCGGTAAGTCTTCCGTATCGTGGATTTCTTCAATAAAAGCGGACAGGATCGGCTGGGCGAACCCCACAGAAAAATCATCGCGTCGGCGGGTCAGTGTCTTCCAGGCCTCAAGCATCGCAGAGCGTGCCGAACTGTAGTTAACATCAGACCAGTCCTGCGTTACTTGCTGTGTTGACAGGCCCGTTGCCGCGGCGATATTGCGCAGCGCTGCACTTTCAAACACCTCAAAATTGCTGTGAGGACGGGCAGCATTAACTGCCTTTACATCCTCACCGGGGTACAATATCGGCATTCTTGCGCCATTTTGCAGCGATATGCGGCGATCATTGTGAAAATCAACGCGTCCTTCTTGATAGGCACCGATCTGAGTATCGTCAAAGGTTTCCCCCATCGCCGCCTCAACCATCTGCGGATCATAGGGAGAGGTAATGTAGGCTCCAAATACGGCGTTCAGGATCGCTGCTTCAAGCTCCGACTGGTCATACTTGATGAGCATTTTCAGGCGCTGAACAACCGGCGTTAAAATCCCATTTCCCCGGTGTTGTGCGCCCCGCTCATGGTCATAATCATGGACCACATGCGGACGGCCCCAGCTTGTTTCCCGCGGGATGCGCCGCCACGTCATCGTCTTGGCACCACTCCACCAATCGCCGATATGTGCTTCGCGGATGTGATACGCGATTGGCGCGCCATCACCGTCAATTTCAACACCACCGCGAACATTCGGCATATCGAAGTTTTGCTGCGGGTTACTCAACCGGTCCGGATCGACGATTTGCACCGTTGTGGCATAGCGGCCGCGCCCACGCCCCAGTCTGTCTGGCCGGTATTGCAGCACCGCCAACGCATCACCATCAAGCAGCTTGTGCCGAAAACCCAGGCGCAGCATTTGAGACACCGTTTGTTTGCGCTCAACATCGCAATAACGTCCCGGATCATTAGCCCATGACCGCCAATGAGCCTCAACCACCTTGCCATATTCATCTGCCCAGGTGGCGTCGAAGGCTGTATTGCCGGTCATCAATGCCAACATGCGATAGTCAGGCTTGAGGATGGGACGAAAGTTGGCGCCGACGGCGTTATCCAGCACGCGGGTAATGCTGCCGCTGGCCCAACCATCATTGCGTGCAAGATCTCGCACACGGGAAACAATGCGATCACGGTAGATATTGATCTCATTGTCGGGTGACCATAACGCAGGCTGCCAGTTTGCCAACTGGTCGCTAAACGAATCCGCCGCATCGTAAGGCACACGGCTGCCGCCCACCAGCATGGATGCCTTTGACCGCATCGGCGGTAGCGGCTGCCCATTCGGGCCTAAAATTTTGATGTCATTCATCAGAATCTAAACCTCATTGGCCGACGTAGGCGGGGAACAATACCCAACTGCGCCTGCAGCAACTGGATCAGTGCCATCAGGTCCGCCATTGAGGCTTGTTGATAAGAAACAGAACGCGTGCCATCACCTTGCGTGTACGAGAACGACACACCGCGCGCGCCGGCTGCGAGGTCAATATAGGCCTGTTGCGCCTTTGCCAATGCGTCCTGCAATTGCGCAGGCGTCATCGCACCGGCCAGCAGGCTGGTGTTACGGTTAAACATAGGGATCCTTATGATGGCAAAAGTTGTGACAGGCGCTTGCGCTTCGGTTTTTCCGGCTCTTCAATGATGACGCCAGGCAGTCGAAGGTTTTGTTTTTCCTCCGGCTGCTGCGGCGCCGGCAACAGGCGATCGGGATTGATCGCGATGTTGTCCGCCAGCAGATTCAGCTTTAAACCGAGATAAAACAGGCCACACAGGGCTGCATAGCTGTACACCCTGCAGTCCAGCGCTTCGTTTGCCCTGCCTGGGAGCTGCTCCCAAACTCGGTAACGCTGGCCGCCGGACACCTTCAACACCGAACGTTCTGCCAGCAACTGGCTGAAATAGTTCAGGTCACGGTCTGCTGGAAAATGCATGTAACTAGCTGCAGGCTCACCCGGTGCAGGCGGATCGATATGCAGTCGCCCGCGGATGGTATCCTTGGCCGCATTCACCCCAATGATGATTGGTTTGAAACTGGCCTTCGACTTGGACGTTGGCTTTTTCGTCGGCCAAACCGGCGAACGTTTACCACCGCGCGCCGATTCGCCCTTGATCGCCCAAATTCGGCGGCCAAGGCGCTCTTTGGCAAACTCGTAAACTTTCTGGGTATGGTGGCCACCGGAGTCCATGCAGGCCGCCATGATCGTGAATCCACGCCCGTCAGCCCGGCGCCAGACCTGCTTGAGATACGCATCGAGGCGTTGCCACGGTTCGTTGGTTTCCAGATCGCCCTCAATCACGTCGAAGGCAATCGACCAGCTCTCCTCATTACGTCCCCAACCCGTCACCTCAATTTCAAAGCGACCATCCTGGGTATCGATGCCGGCCGTTAATACCGCCACGCCGTCAGGCACTTCTGCTGCATAGACTTCACAGCGCTCCAGCAAGCGTTTCTCGCTCAGCGCTTTTTCGCCGCGGTCTTCATACGGCTCGCCAAGCACCAGGTTGATAAAGGTCTGACGCATGAGCGGATCGTTTTTCACCCGTAGCCACTCAGCCACCAGATATTTCCAGGCCGCGTTCGGGAACAGGCTGTAACCCGCCCAAATGTGAAAACCCGCATGCCCTTTAAATGGTTTGGTTGCGCGCCATTCGCCGCGCTTCACCATGCCCGACTTTTCGTTATGGTGGATCACGCAACCATTATGCCGGCAGACGTAATATGCCGATTCTGGGATGCCTTCTCCATTTTCATCCTTGTCCCACTTGATGCCGTATGGCGTCTCAGGGCCACCCCACTCCAGTACCTGAAATTCACCGCAGTGCGGGCACGGGACGTAATAGCGGCGCTGATCGCTTTCCTCATACGCCTTTTCAATCCGGCTGGTGCCTTTCACCGTTGGCGTCGAACCCAGGGCAATTTTGCGGTTCCAGAATGTTTCGGAACGCTTAATGCCCAGTGCAATCTGATCACCTTCCACCCCGGCGCCGCCGGACGGATAACCGTCAACTTCGTCAAACAAGATGATTCGGCAGGTAATACGGCGGAAACCGCCGGGGCTATTTGCCCCCACCAGCGTCAAATTGGCGCCGTTGGCAAAGGTCTTTTTGAGGATGGTCTGATTACTGTCCTTGGCCTTTGGATCACCACAGATTTCCGCCAGCACCGGAGTATCACGCAACATCGGCGCGATCTCGGTTTTACTGTAATCTTCGGCATCTTCAACACGCGGTTGAACAATGAGGATCGGCGACGGGTCATGCGCCAGGTAATAGCCAACAACGTGGTCAAGGATTTTGGTGTAGCCGACGCGCGCCGACTTCATCACCGACACCTGCGTCACCGCCGGATCAGTAATGGCATCCATCATGCCATCCTGGTACGCGAAAGACCGGAATCGTCCCGTTTGCGCACTGGTTTCTTTCGAGAGCACCGCGTATTTATTAGCCCATTCGCTCAGTGACAGCGGTTCGGGCGGGCGAACATCGGAGCGACGCTGGCGCAGCTCCCCGGTGAAATTCTGCCAGGCTGCAGCGTTAGTTCTCTCCTCGGTTGTTATCTGCATCAAGGCTCAATTCCTCCATCGCCTCGTAAACCACCTCCTGCAGTGCCTGGACAAACTCCGCGTCGTTGGTGGTAGAAGCCAGCACCCGTAACCGGGGGCCATGTTCAGGAGCAATCGCAATGAGACGGGTGCGCATGCGGGCGTATTCATTACCTACGGCCTCGATCATGTCTTTGTACGGCAGCACCTGCCCGGATTTAATGTCGTACTCGAGCTGGGTAAGCAACGCGAGGAAGTTTTCTTTCATCTGGCGCGCTTCATCAAGCGTCATCGTCACGCCGTGCTCGGCGATCATCCGCTCAACGGTTTTCGTCGGAGACTCGGCCAGATCCTTATCGTTTTTGTTACCTGACTTGTTACCCGAGGATCTGTTACCTGTTTTGTTACCCTGCTTGTTACCTGCCGGTTTTTTCTCTGGTCGGGTAACAGTTTTTCGGAAGCGCTCGATGTTCGCATTCGACGCTTCAACGTCAATATCGTCTCCGGCCAGAACCAGCCAGCCGCGGGCCTTCCAGGTCGTTACCGTCTTTCGGCTGACGCCGTGAAGTTTGGCAAAATCTGACTGGTTCATCTGTTACCTCAGGTGTTACCTGTTACCCAAATTTCAAAAGTTGATAGCTAGACGCAGAACGCGGCGCGCAATGCCCGTGAGATAAAAAAGTGCCAGGAAGGACCCATTTTTTTCTGGAGCCTCCCCCGAAGGTGATCGCCGATCATTTTGCTGTTCGCATCGCCTCTGCCATAGCCCTGCTCAGCTCTGTCGGCATCAAGGCATTGGCCATAGCCTGCGCCCGTTCGAAATAGCCCAGCGTCGGTTTCACTGGCAGAGCATCACCGAACTGGATCAGCAACTTCGGCGCCGGAATCTTCATGCGTGGCTGACGTGTACCGTTCGCAGAGCGTTTGCGCCGCTTCTTGCCCTTCTTCCCTTTCTTGGCTTTACGCCGCTGCCAGACGCCGTTGGTGCCGTCGATTTCACCAATGAACACGTCATCCTTAGCCTTTAGCTGCGCCATCTTGTTGCGCGTCAGGTTGCCGTATTTGTTCAGCTTGATGTTCTTGGGGTTCAGCAGCGCCTGGCTATTCAGCTTATGCTGGCCGCCGAATTCGAACGGCTCCAGATAGCTCGCGGCGGTGTCCATCACGAACACCTTGGCCTTCAGGTTGCTTTTCCGGGCACCGAACGATTTAACCGAGTTGACAGTAAACGGTGTGGGGTTTTCCAGATGACGTTTAAATGCGGTTTTTTCCGCTGCCTCTATCTTTCTGGCGACGCTTGTCAGTGCCTGCGCTGTAGCAAACGGGATTTGCTTGCGTACGCTCTGGAGTTGAGCCGACAGCTCTTTTAAACCTGCCATCCTCACCTCCAATAAAAAACCCGCCGCAGCGGGTTTGTGAGATGTCGCACCTATCTAAATATTATTAGCATCACAGAATTCAGAGATAATTTCGAACCTTTCCGCCGCCTGTTCCGCTCTTTCACTTAGGAATGTTGGGTCTAACTTCCCTGTGAACTGGGAAATGACATAATTCCTTATGTCATCTGGGGTGATTGAACCCTTGTCGTTTTCTTTTAATACCTGATAGACCGCTCGATAAAACCTAGCTTCGTCGAGGTGGTGCCCAGAGGTCCATGATTGATGATTAAACCACCGACTTAGAGCATCTAATTTTTTAGCCATTCCCATTCCTTGATTTCATTATTGAACAACTAATATGTTTTCAAATTTCTTTGATTTCAAGGTGTAGGGCCGTCATTATCGGTAGCACTCAGTGAATGCCACCTGTAATGCTAATTACGACGTGACTTCCTTCACGTTGTCTCGGGCTATAGAGAGTAAAAACTTTACAATTAACGCAGACAACGCATAGCTCACCGCAGTAAACACCCAGCCGGAGTAAGCCAGCAGTAAGGTGATAGCGATAAAAAAAATCCAACTAATACCGCGTAGTATTGGGTTTCTCTTCTTCACCGCTTCTTGAACAATTGTTATCAGTTTTTGTTTCTTCTGCTCGTCCTTCTCGCCAGGTATCACGTAGCTGAAAATAGATATCAATACGCCGACGAGCAAGCCAAGGACAATGATTACCCAATATACGGCGGCGGCCACTCCAACCAACGACGTTATGCCAGCAAGTGAACCGTAAGCCAGAAGCGCCAGAACTACATACGAGGATGAGGTTATGAGCGCCTTAATCAGAAATTTCTTCACGGACTTTTCCTTTCTTTTTCAAGCAGGCGTATCGCCAGCAGTTGATTGTTAGCCTTGTCGAGCGCAGCCAGCAGCGGATCAATCCACAGCACCGCCTGGCAATATGTCAGGGTGCCGGAGGCAGTGGCGCCAGTACCGGTTGCGTCAGCGACGATGGTATCGGCTGACATTGCGCGGGAACGTAGACGGTGCGTGTAGTCGAGCAACCCACCAGCAATAGCGGCAGGCACAGCCAGATCGCACGTCGGCTGTTTCTTGAGGATCGTCCGGTATTCAATTTCTTTCCCCTGGGTGGCCGCGTCGGTTTTGATGCCGTACTGATTCGCCGCGTTGCTGATTTCGTTGGCGCGCTGAAAGTGAAGCGCTT